GCCGTCGTCGTGGTATTTCTGGCTGAGCGGGTAGGACATGAGGCCATGGTCGATGGCCCACTTGATAAGCCTGGGCGCTTCGTTCAGGAGCTTGGTGCGGTTGAGATCGTATTTGATGTTCATCAGAAGTTGGGTGAGGGATCGCTGAAGCGGCAGTACTGGCCTTCGTACCACAGAGGGACGATGCCGCATTCACCGTCGCGCTGCTTTGCAATGGCGATGATGGCCTCGCCGTTGGCCTCGTGACGCTCCCGGTTGAGGAGGAGCACCAGATCGGCATCACGCTCGATTTGCCCGGAGTCGGCCAGGTCAGTGAGGCGAGGCACTCGGCCTTTGTCCTTTTCGTTCTCCCGGTTGAGTTGAGCCAGGGCAACTACGGCTGTCTTGGTATCGGAGGCCACTGCCTTCAGCTTGCCTGACACTTCCGCAATCTCATACGTTTTCTTCTCGGCTGACTTGGAGCCATGGATCTTTTGAAGGTAATCTATGAGAACCAGTTTTACTCCCCACTTACGTTTTGCACGGCGTATTACCGCGGTGATTGTGGCAATGCTGGATATGCCTGAGCCCGACACATAGTAAATAGGACTACCGGCAACTTTAGCTGTAGCTGATCCCATAGCCTTCATCCCTCCTTCATCCATCTCACCGGTCTTAATATCCTGCATCGGAATAGAGCCTACGGTCGAGACCATACGGCGCACGATAGACTCATCGGACATTTCCAACGAGATAAACAGGGTTGGTACCCGTTGGTCAATTGCTGCTGCCTTGGCAATGGCTATGGCAATGGCCGTCTTACCGATGCTTGGCCTGGCTCCGATGATGGCTAACTCACCGAGCTGGAAACCATCGGTTAACTTATCCAGACGATGGAATCCTGAGGTGATGCCCGAGAGCTGGCCTTTGCGGTTGAACCGTTCCTGGGTGCTGTCGATGAACCGACTTACAACGGACTTGCTGGATTGTACTTCCTCCTTGGAGGCCTCAACGGTGAGGCCTGCCTCGGCATTAGAGACGATTTGATCCACCGATAGGGTGGTGACAGCGGATTCACGTATCAGCCTGTCTCCGGTGAATCGCAGATGGCGACGGTGATGAGCCTCTAGGACAGCTTTAGCGAACTCGGGATAGTTGGACGGGCTTTGGCATAGCTCGTCGGCCTTGTTCAATTCCTCAAAAGGGGGGGTGATCTGAGGAATAGAGCGCTTCCACTCTTTGACCACGGTGGCTGTGTTGACTGCCTCGTGCCTGCCTAACAGGGCCTTGGTGATCTCGTACACCTGGCGCAGCTTGTCCTGCTGGATTGCATCCGGGGGTATACGGGCGAATACCTCGTAACAGATATCGGGACCACCGGTAAGGCAGGCACCGATGAGGCCGTACTCGTCGTCCTGGGCGTAGTAGGGGTCGCTCATAGGTAGTTGCGAAAATCGTTGGCGTCTGTGGGGTCGATCTCCGGCTTTCCTGCCTGGGCACCAAACAAACCAGCTTCGCCTTTAGCACGGTCGATCTCTGTGTTCCAGTTGTTCAGCAATGTGATGATGTCTCGGCGCTTGTACTTGCTGTTGCCGAGGTAGAATTGCTCCAAGATATCGAGTTCTTCCGCGGTGAAACCGGAGTCAAAGGCTTCCTTGAGCAGTTTGATCTCTTTGTCCTTCCACCGTGTCTCAGGCCTACGCTTGAACCAAAAGCAGATACGGATACGAAAGGCATCCAGTTCAACGGAAAGCTCTGACGCGTGTTTCTGCGGAACTCCTTCCTTTCCTTGTTCCCTTCCCTTCCCTTCCTTATGGCACGCGTCGTCATCGCGTGGCTCACGCGTGACTGACGCGTCGATTTCCTCGTAAATAGCCTCATTTTCGAGGTGATCCGGCAGAATTGAGGCTCGCTCCTTGTTGTTGATCACTTGGTGTTTTAGGAAGCTCGGAATGCATCCAAACCACTCGTCACCAACGCGATACTTAAGAACGAAACCACGCGTGGCCAACGCGTCGAGCACGCGTGAAAAGTCGACCCCATCGTATGGTAGAACCTGCACACCGATGCGCCTAGGTTCCCACTTGAAACGGCCTTCCCGGTCAGCAATGCACCACAGGCCAGCAAAGGCCACACGGAGCGGCAGCTTGGTTTCCAGCTCGGCCTCGAACAGTCCCTCGTGGTGGAAGAACTCCGGTTTTATTGAGCGGATTCTCATTGGTCGGAAGTTCTTTGTTGCGCAATTTTGGCGACCTGTTTTGAAAGATCAGACAGCCATTTCTCAGTCATTATCCCGAGCTCGGCCGCATCTTTCAAAATATGCAATGCCTCAAATGGAGGGAAACCAGCATCCGAAGCAGCCTTTTCGACCTCGAACAAAACACCTCTGTCGTGATCTATTTCATGCTGATTCATTTGAATCTGTCGTTTGATCTCGTAACAAGCTGACAGCTCCCAAGAGGTGGAGAACCTCGGGAACGATTGCGTGTCCTCGTGACACTCAAAGTGGCATTTTCGGCACATCGTTGCCATTGACCCCATTGGGTATTCCCAAGGCATTCTTCCCGAAACGTAGTAAAAGTGGTGAACCGTCAGTGTGTTGGTTTCGGACGAGCACTTTACGCACTGAAAGCCGTCTCTAGACATGATTTCCAGGCGCTTCTTCTGCCACTGCGGATGTTGGAGTTTTTCGGAGTAGGTCATAATTCAAACAGAGACCCCGTCACGCATCGCGGTGAGGAATCGCGGAGAAACAACGCGACGTTCACGATACGGACGGGGAAAAATTGATTGATCATGTTTTCTCTGAAGGTTCAACGCTCACCTCTCACAGCTCACGTTGACGGGTCTTCCTTATCTGCTGTCCTGGTCGATGTCCACCGCTTAGTAAGCCGGCATCAGAACATCCGCCACCTTCTGGGTCAGCTCGACATCACGCAGGCAGTAATTGATCGCAGCCTCACGGTCGCTTTTAAACAGCTCGGAGAACATGGCCCCATTGCCTGCCTTGTCGCCGAGCCCCAGATGCCTGCTGATGGCCCCGAGGCTGCCGTGCGCCCTACTGTCGCCTAGCTGCCAAACCTCGCGCAGGTCGACCACCAGGTCGCTCCAGTAGCGGCCCTGCCGTATCCAGTAGGGTGGGGTGATCCGATGCTTCCATGACCGCTTGATTAAGAAGGGCAAGTCGAACGGCTTGGTATTGAAGCCGATCATCGTAGGCTGGCGCTCCATGCTGGTGATCAAGCGCCACCATTGCTTGAGCATCTCTGCCTCGCCATCTGCATCGCAGCACAGCACCGATGGTGTCTCATGCTCTATGCGGTAGCCGATGCACAGGATCTGGCCCGACAATGCATCCAAGGCAGCGCCGCGGATGTAGTCGGACACGTGCGTCTCCTCGGCACGCTGGATCTTCTCTGCTATGAGATCCGGGTTCTTTGTGTTGCCCAACTTCACGTCGGAGGCAACGAACGGTGGTATAACGAGTTCCGATAGAGGCATCGGCCCTGTTTCGATGTCGAAGTAGATCTTATGGTTGGCTGGCATTTGGTTTACGGGGGTTGATTGCGTAGAAGGCTGTGTTCAAACCGACATTGAAGTGATCGGCGATCTCCCGGTAGGTGTAACTGAGGTGGGTTTTACGCCATTCAGCTATCTCCTGGGCGATGTCCTTTTTGATGGAATACTTGCGATCTGTGTTTTTCTTTTCCTTGGGCCCCTTGTTGACCATTGCCTTGGAGTCCAAGTTTTCCTGCTTTGGCTTTGCCTGAGGCCTCACGTACCCGGAAGGCGGAGCACAGAGCTCGGCGATACGTTCGGCGGTTAAATTGATGTGCATAAAAGTGATGTGCGTTTGTCGACCGATGCGCACCCCCGGCATTTCCCATGAGTCCCCGGTAACAACAGGTTACCGGAAAGTGTTTAGATGATCTTGCCGCAGTGGGGGCAGGTCTTGCCTAGGGTTGGCCTGGTCTCCAGAGGAACAACCTCCAGCCACTCGCAGATTTCAATGTAGCTCTTACGTCCGAATGACCAGATGCAGCCCGGATACAGGTGTCCGCTCTGGTACAGTTCCAAGGCGTGCTCCTTGCTCTTGATGCCAAGGTTCTCCAGCACCCGGGATGCCCGTACGCTCAATGGGAAGCCCCACAGGCTCAGGATGCCCTCCATTTGCTTGGCGGACTTGACGATCTGATGGATGCGTTGCCGGGTTAGGTTCAGTTCCTTCCCAATCTCGTCCATGGTTCGCCCCTCGGCTCGCATCTGGACAACACCCGGCACCAGGTGGGCTACCTTTTGGTATTGCTTGCGTGTTTTCATCAGAAGGGCACGTCATCGAAGTCGGGCTGGTCCTTGGCATCGATCTCCCGCAGGCGCTGGATGACCGCGGCGATGAGTTGTTTGTCCTCCGGTGTCTTGCCGGCGCTGATCTGGGCTTTCGGCAGCCAGTGCTCGCCCAGGCCTTTGACCGCGGAGTCGGCCAGCTCAGAGAGCGGTGTGCCTTTGAACTTGCCTACGTGTACCTTGGTGCTGCCTAGGTCAACTGGTCGAGGTGTCGTACCATCCGGGACCACGGTCTTCACCTGGTCATCCTTAGCCGGGCGATCCTGCATCCGCACCCACAGGCCCGAGGGTTGAAGCGGCTCGCCATGTTTGTGCGGCATCATCAGCTTAATGTTCGCGTAGGTCTTGCTCCCGTCCTGCGACTGCTCATGGGCAACGATTAGTGTCACTGGCCGGCCAATCAGCGACTCGAGGTCGAGGCCGTTGTTCTCGGCATCGGT